TTGCCAGCATTGTTACCATAGAACTTACCATTTGTAGTATTTACATTACCTGTACCAAACCAAAATGGAAGAGCTGCCGTACCATTTAAAACTACTCTAGGTATTTCTGTACTGGCAGATGTTTGTATTGTTCCACCTGTTATGTTTGATCCAGTTATAGTCGCGGCAGACACAGTATCTGAGAAAGTACCAGAAGAACCTGTAATATCGCCTTTAACTACTAGACCGGCGCTAGTGTATTCCATGTACTGGGCTGCTCCTGCAGCTCCTAACCTAACAGCTCCTTGAGTTAGCGAGGTTACAACAACATTATTGCTGTTATACATGAATAAGCCTTTAGATGTGCCAGAAGTACCAAGCCTTATAATATCGTCTCCATCAGCAGTTTGTACCAGATAGCTCGCATCATTCTGAATTAACCAGTCGCCATTTTCATACTCAACGTCACCGTCTATAACTAATTTGTCACCATTTTTAGCCCAAAAACCATAGTCTCCCGGCCCCCAAACCTCATCAGCTACTCCTGAATTTTTAGGTAAATTGTGGAGATAACCCATAACGACTTTCTCAACATTGGTATCAAAAACACTTATGCGGTTTTTAGTAGAGTTAAGCTCTATTCTAGCACCAGTATCAGCAGATTTTAGTAAAGTTTCGCCTATTGACCAGCCTCCGATAGTTCCTGATTCTGCTGATAATGCACCACCAAAAACAAAATCTTCGGTCTCTGTACTGTACTCAAAAGCTACAGAGAAATCTCCAGGACGCACAAAACGTATTTTATCCCCTATAAAGTCTAAGGTAGATAATGTCCCATCAGAAGAGCCTTTTACTCCTGCAATCCTGCCGTTAACATCTGCTACTAAATAAAACTGAGCCTCTAAGTCTCCTACTGCGTCTTCCACAGCTGTTAATGTTAGACTAGATGCTGCATCCCAGCCAGCGTCTCCTGTAATTTCAGCCCGTAGATCTGTGATGGCTTCCTGCCTAGCACCATTCTCAGCATTAACTCCATTTCTTGCTGCCCATAAAGTAAGACTACTGCCTATTGCATCTGTACTCTCTCCTGTTATTTCTGCTTGTAGTGTTGTACTTGCGGTTGTTATATCCGCCTCTAGATCGCTAACTGCTTCGTTTAGTGCCGTTACTGTAGCCTTATTAGTTTCCAGCCCACTTACAGCAGCCGTAAGGGTAATGTCAGAAGTAGCTCTAGCTAAGGTTTCGGTTGCTAGAGTTGAGTCAAGCGCTACTACAAGGGCATTAACATCTTCAAACTGAGACTGTACCGCTACCTGCGTTGCAGCACTAGCGCTTGCGTTTGTAGATACTGTACTGGAGAGGGTGTCGATACTGCCTTCGGCAGTGTCTATCCTAGTATTCAATGCTGTGGCTAGATTTGCTCTAGCTTCGGTTTCAGTAGATAGAGCAGTATCTATCCTAGATATACTAGATTCTGTATCACCTACTCTAGTACTTAACAACCCTGCTTGTGTTGCTCTAGCAGTACTTTCAGTTACTACAGCTTCATTAACTAAAATAATATCTGCTTCACTAACAGCAATATCGCTTTCATTCTCTGTAAGTCTAGCATTTATTTGTTCGACTTGAGTAGACCTAGCTAGTGTTTCTGTGGCTAGGGCGTCTCGCACATTAATTATATTAGCCTCTGAGTCGCCTATCCGAGCCCCTACTTCAATAGTTTCAATAGCCCTAGCTTGGGTTTCAGTTAATAATGTTTCTTGGGTAATCCTAATATCTGCAAAATTTTGTACGTCTTTTGTAATAAAATTTTGCGACCTAGTATTTAAACTTATTAAATCTTCTAGTATTTCGTCTGTAGTATTTAATAATGTAGCTTGCGTACGTGTTATGTCAGTAAAATCTACGTTTATATCAATAACGTATTCTAATATTTCGTAATTAGTAAGAAAAGTAGGCTCTTGGGCTTCTACAACACCAGTACTAAAAGTTTTAAAACTAAATAACCTAAAGTTATATATACCCGTTTTGATAGGCATACTTAATACTTTGCCTGTAGCTCCAGTAAAAAGCGTAGTCCAAGGGCCGTCTTCCAGCTCTGCGTCCTGTACTTCTAGTAGTATAGAGCTAACATTAGGTTCTTCTTTTGTGAAGGTAATATCTACTCCTACCACTGATCCGGGAGAGGTAACAGAACTTGTTCTAACAATAGATTCTATTACCATAGGACTAGCCGTAGTCACTGTGGGTAAATTAGATATATTTAGTAAGCTATTGACGCCTTGATATTGTGCGTTTAAAAGAAGTTCGTTTGAGCTAACAAACGTATCTACAAAAGCTGAAGATATATCATACTCAGTACCCACAAGTAAATCAACTACTGTGGTATGGTTGAGGCCGGTGTAGGGGTTTAAAGTTTTAACGGCGTCTTCTGCAAGACCTTCCGTTAACTTAACCCATGTAACCACCCCCGACAGGTCTAAGTCTTCGGGAGCGTTGTGGACAAGAAGTACGCTATTAAAACCTACTTCTACATCCACTACCATAGCTTTCGGTATGGCATTAGTAAAAACGTTAACTGTCATATTAAATTTGTCCCTTCAATTAAATTTGTCCATTCGGAGGTAATAAAAACCCCGCTAGTAGTTGTGCCTTCAAAAGCATTAGTAGCTCTTATTTTTGCTGATACTGAGCGATAAGCGCCTACATTGCCAGTTATAGTGGCATAGTCTTCTATATTATCTTCCAAGCTATATTCATATTCAGTAAACCCCGTACTAATATATTCTTTGCGAAGAAAAACACTACCATTTCCTGTGTATATGCCTATCTCGTACTCTGTAACTGCTGGGTTAATATGAGTGTCCCAAGACATCTGTAACTCTGTCCCTAGGAAGTATGCGCCGTCATAAGAGTTTGTAGTTTTAAAGTTTTGTACATTACTAAAACTTACCTGGCTAATAGAAGTAAAGCTACCCGAAGCAGTCGTCCATTTACTAGTTTTTGCAGCACCGGAAATGGTTCTAACCTTGAAAATATAAGGAGTATTAGCAACTAAATTTCCAACCCTAATAAAATGTTTATTAACTCCTTGTACCTCTATTACAGTACTGATAGTTACTTCGTAGTCTGGGCTTTCTTGTAGCCAGTCACGAACATCATATCTGAGCACGTTAGCGGTAGGATCTACGTCCCAGATTAATAACCCGTTAACATCTTCAAAGCTTTCCCCAGTAAGTGAGGGTAACCTAGTAGATGGTAGGGATATAAACTCTAAACCTCTAGGAGGAAGAACGTTAGGCACTATCGGAGTATTTTCTCCAGAATTATCGTTGCTATCACTTACATCGTATATGGATTCGTCGTAGTCTTCAAGAGTAAGCTGTACTAAACCGTCTGGCTGCAGCACACAAGTTTTAACTCTAAAGACTTTTTCATCATAATTAAACCTATCGTATGTAAAAGTTATATTAGCATTAGGATACAGATAAGAATACTTATAATACGTTGTAAAAGTAATTTCTCTAGAATACCTAGATTTAGATAACTGTACTTGAGCCCACTCTCTTGCAGTATAATAGTTAGTAAGGTTGTTAAATACTATGTTACCTTTTTTAGCTATATTGTTATCTGCGGCTAGATACGCCGAGTTAAAAAAGTTTATTTGTGTAGTTCCCCAACCTTGTGCGGGGTTTACAATAGTAGCTTGAATAGAGTTCCATTTATTTTTACTAGATAGATCTTTTGTCTTTATAGCCCCTATTACCTCGTTTGATAAGATATTAGCTATGGGAGCATTATTACTTTCTACAGATAAATGATACTTACCACCTAGTATATTCAGAGTGCCATCAAATTGTTTGAGCATTCCAGATATATTTTTAGTTACAGTATTATCGGTCTGAACAACCGTGTTAGTTTGCATTTTAGTTTTTTGAGGATCTGGAATCGCATTTGTCATGTCAGGTAGATTTTTCCAACCTAAGTATCTCCAATACGTGACAAAACTATTTTCATATGTAGTTGTTACCTGGTCTAAAGAATCTGCTACATCTTTAAAAGAACTTGTGTCGATTAAATTGCTGTCTAAACCCCCACCACTAATTGGATCTGTAATATAATCCAACAACTGCCACACTGGATTCAATGTGTATTGGTTGGGTACTGCAGTTCCTTGGTCGTTATATGTGTCTACTAGTTTGCCAGATACTACTGCATCTAAAACAGGAATCTTTGTATCTTCTGTAATATCTACTTTTAACACTGCGTAGCAGGTGTCCGTTAGGGTAGAAAACTCATCCCAGTAACTACCTACTTGTGCGGGTGAGAGCGGGCCAACAACCGTTGCGTACTTTTCTGCGAGCCACTGGTCTTGTTGTTGAAAATTCCTAGCAGCGGCTTGAGCTTTTATCTCTGTACAAGCTTCTTGGTCAGATTTTCCGTGAAATATCTTAACCCAGCGCCTACCAGTATCGTTAGTTATAGTAAAAGCTTCACCATGTTCAGTACCTGTAGTTCTAAGCCTATCAGGATCTGTCGGTGGTATGAGGTTTATTCGTGGAGGGTAAGTGGCTAACCCTTCCTCATCAATCCAACCATCAAACTCTCCGTCTAATAATAAGATTTCGTCCTCTGCCATTTGAGACGAATAAGCAGATAAAGTGTCACCGTTTGCTTGATTACCTAAACAAACTCTGTTTAGCCCGTCCTGAGAAGAAGAGCATATTATAGGGCCATCGTCTAAATAAAGATTTAATATAGAGTCTATCTCTCCCTCACAAAATGCGTATACAACATACAGTGCACTGTTATCTTTTAATACGTCTACAAAGATAGGTATACCTGGAACTTTGCGTACACCGTAAACTTTAGGTAATGCTTTTGCTGCTAAAGATACCCCCAGTTCCAAAGTATTAAATACCTCTACTTCAGAGGCTATTACTTTAGTTTTAAAACCAAACCAGCTAGTTTTAGTTCTATACCTAGTCTCCGAGGTAGTGTACTGTGTGATTAAATCGATAGTTTGATTGGCGTGTTGAAATCCTGTGTCAGTTTTATAGCTTTCTTTTTTAGCTCCAGTACTAGGGATTGAACTTCCGTCTTCAGCCACACTCAAACCTCTGTGTGCGATATCGTCGGTAATTCTGCCGTTTATTAACTCACCGTCTTGAAACTTACCGGCACATTCCCAAGTGACTGTAGAAGACCCTGAGATAACGCTTTCCGAAATATTTATATTAGAAATATCTCCTATAAAGTATTGCATAGGCCCTTCTGTTGTTACGTCAAAAGGTATAATAGCACCGCTAGCGTCTAAGTAAGCTCTGAGTACTTCAACCTCCCTACCAACATAAGACTCACTATTATTATCTACTAAACCCCTATCAAGCTCTACTTGGAACTCTCCTGCTATATCTACAGATAACTTATAGTTAGTTATACCTTGTGTTTGCCTGAGCTGCCCAACTTTAGTTACTTTACCTGCCTCATATGTATGACCGTCCCAAACTATATCATTAGCATAGTCAGTAACATACATATAAACGGGAGTACCTGCAGTTGCAAGTTCTATTTTTATTAAATTAGCTATTTTAACTTGAGTAGTGTTGGCTAAATAAGTAATAGCGTTTGGGCGTAAGTTTCTGCTCATAGTATATTTTCTCTTAAAGATAGGCTAAAAGATGAGTACAACCCAGAACTATTAAGTTTAAGGGCTGGAATTGCCGCAGTAGATCGTACTTTAAATAATATATCATTCATTTGTAAGAAGCTTAAACCTATTAGCTCAGGGTTTATTACATCACAGTTTAATGATACAATTAATTTGGTTCCCACCTGCTGAACTTTAGTTACAAAATATATTTTTTTACTGATACTGAGTTTTAACATGTCACCAGCAGTTATATCATTGGTACCGCTCATGCTGCTCCAATCTGTAATCTCTATAATATTAGAGGCATCCCCCATATCTATTCTGTATTGTGCGTTATACCCAACCCAAGCACCTGTCTGTGGTTGAGTATGTTGTGGTATTGAAACATAAAAATCAGAATAAACACCTTGTAAAGAATATAAAAAAGGTTGTAATGATCTGGCTTGCTCTATGTCTAGGTCTGGGTATGTAATTGATATATTCCAATAACTACCTCCAGGGTAGCGCACGGATACAGTAGCGCCACTATTTAAAGAATGTACCATGCCAGGGTCTACTGGTGCTAAATCTACGGATATAAAACCCGGCCCTGCTGGTGTTGTTGTTGGGTCAGGTAGCCTGCCCAGAGTTGAATCGTATGCCATTAAGTGTCCTCCATTTAGATATATTATATCCTACTATCGTAGAACTTACAATATAAATTTTTTATTTCCCACAAAAAAAGAGCCCGAAAGCTCTTTTTTTATTATGCTAGGCTATCTAATGTCAGATTCCTAGCTCTTAGTTCTGTTTCTAGAGAGTTATATAGTTCTACACTGAATCTAGACGTTACCGCCTCAAATCCTGCAGAGTCCATAGCTTCTACGTTGAACACAGGGCTAAACACAATACCCTTTCCCCCAGATTTAGCAGATCCAGCAGGAGAAACATTAACTGGAACTAAAGGAGTAATTTCTTCCGCCCCTCTTTCTCCTACAATGATACTAGCACCAGCACCAGAGGTACCGCCACCAGCCCTACCTGGGATTCTGAAGTTGTTAGCAGTGCCCTGACCTTGTCCGCCGTTGATGAATGATAGCTCGCCCGCGTTAGCGTTCCTACTTACATCTACATCGTTTCTGCGGCTTCCGCCCTCGATCTTCATGTTACTGCCACCGCTAGCACCAGAATCTAAGTTAGATATCTGACCATTAGCAGCTTTATTTATGGCAGCTATTTGTAAAATGCCCATACCTGCCATCATAGCAGCGGCTGGTATGCCTGCGATAAACCCTAGTTCCGCAAAAGATTTTGCTATAGCTGTAGCAGTAGATATAACTACTGATGCTTTTTGCGCTTTAGCTTGCTCTTTAATCTTTTTCTTTTCTAAAGATTTAATCTTAGCTAGGCTTTCTGCACTCTTACCATCGCGTTTCTTTTCTGCGGCTATCTCTTGGTCTATTCCAGCTACCCTAGCATCTGAAGATGCTTGGTATACTGAACCTATCCCGTCAGCAACTCCTTGCGCAAAACCTTGGAAGGCTTCCATGTTACCACTCAAAAATTCAGTAAATCCAGAGAAACTTTCTATTCCGTTTTCAGCGGCTAGTGCGAAAACGTCAGAAAACGTTCCTGCTAAGCCCAGTGATGCGCTTTGTAGATCCGTAATTCCGTCTAATGCTGCCATAGATGAAAATGTTGAAGAAGCATCTTTAAATGGTGCTGCTGCTTCTGCCCTGTCTTGGGTTCCTTCTTGTACCTGTAACAGCGCTAGAGCTTTACTTTTCTCTATCCCTTCCGCCATCGCCATTATTTCTGCTCTTCTAAGTTCTAAGAGTTTTTGTGCGATTTCTACTCGTTTTTGTTCTGATCCCGCCAATTGAAGATCAAGCTCAAGTCTGGCTTTATCAGGCAAGCTTGCAGTTACTTTATCTAATGCAGGAGCTCTAGCTTTGTCTGCGTTTAGTTTTTTCTGTTCTACATTAAGTAAACTAATTGCTAACTGTTTTTCTAAGCCGTCCTTTCCTGCCAAAACTTGTAGTCTTTTAAGGTTTAGAATCCTCTGTTCAATCTGTGCCCTTTCTACCTCACTTTGTACTGTGCCCAAACTTGCAGTTAAATTTGCAGTTTCTACAGCTCTTTTGTTTGATTTTCTTTGCGACTCTTCAGTTGCTAGTTGAATATCATACTTTAAATTAAGTAATCCTATCTGATGCTGTAGTGCTGTAATTTCTTTTTTAGCTAAATCAGTAGCAGCTAGTTGAATATTCAGGCTATCTAATTGAATTTTAATAGAACCAGACTCATATGTGTTCTTTTCGGCCTGCAAAGCTAATAGTGAAGAAGTATTATAGTTATTATTTTCTATGTTTTTTAGGAGAGTTTCGTCTACTTTAAGCTGAGCTAGTTTAGCTTCTAATACTTCTAACTCTATTGCCCGTTTATCACTAGTTTCTTTGGATATTATCTTACCAAGTTTTATTTCTTTATTTTGCAGATCTGTTCTGAGTTTTATAGTTCTTTCTAAATCTGCGACCGCTTCCCCTTTTTCACCAGTGCTTATGCTTATTAGTTTATCTTCTGTTGGTAGTCTAGCATACGATGCGGCTAGTTCGAGTGTTGCATCCCTTACTTTACCAATACCATCAAGGTTTACGTCAGTCCCAAAAGACTTTTGAAACTCTGCAAATCTTTCGGCTTGCTGTATGGTAGCCTCGTCAATTAAAGCACCTTCTACAACAATTGTGGGCATGTTAGTAAGCTCACTTATGGTGTCTAGCATTTCTGCTAAAGGCCCAGTTGCTTTTTGTCCTGCAAGGCCTAGTCCCTCGACTTTTGCCATACCCTCGTCTAGTGCTTTAATGTAAGCTATAAAGTTAGTGCCCGTATTTTCATCAATAGGCTGCGTAATCTCTCTACCAGCTAGGAGTGATAACTGCGCGACCCTCTCTTTTTGAAGAGCTACAATCTCTTTATTTATTACAACCTGAGTTTGTAATTCGTTGTTATACCTAGCGGTATCGGAGTAACCTGCTCTCAACCGTACATTAGCTTCTTGGAGACCCTCATTGAAAAAACCAAAACCTGCCATCCCAGCAAACTCAGTAGCTACATTAGCCACAGATATTGCTAAATTTTCTGCTGTCCCCCCCATGCTTGTAGATAAACTAAGTGCTTCTGTTTTTGAGGCTTTTAGCTGTTCTTTTAAATCTTCTATCTTACCTGAAAGAGCCCCAGTAGCGGTCACAGCAGCCCCAATATTATCAGCAGATAATGCTTTTGAGAAAATTTCAGCACTAGTACTAGCTTCTTTAGATATGGCTTCCTGGTCTCCTAAAACTCCCATATAATCTATTATTTCACTTAACAAAGCCGCCGTAGGTTCTAGTCCTTTAGAGATAAAAACCAAAAGCTCGGTTGTTGCATCCTGCGCATTCACCCCTAAAGTTTCCCAAGCTGTGGCCCCCGCTGTAATACCAGAAAATTTCTCGTCTAGCTGACCCTGTACTTCATTGGTTAACGCTAGTTGTCTTTCGTAATTAGTTAATTCGTCTACTGTTTTTCCAACTTCTGCCGCATATTTTTGGAATGCAGGAGTAAGTCTTGTAACAATACCTAATTCATCAAATAGTTCTATTTCTTGTTTTGATATACCCCGAAGCACTCTGTCCATGGAGTCTGTAAAATCCCTACCCAAAGCGATAGAGGCTTTTCTAGTAGAAGCTGTTAATTTATCTAGCTGATCTGTGGTAAAACTAAAAGCTACACCTTTAGTTGCAAAACTTAAACTTTCCTTCAAAGATAATGCACCCGCAGAGGCCTGTCTTAGTTTAACCGCTAAATTATTAACATCTACACCAGTTACTGCAGCAGAAAAACTAGTCAGCTGCTCCTGTAGTCTGCTGAAAGACGCCGCGTCATTTAGTAGTTTAAATGCAGCCCCAATAGCGTACAAATTCACCGCAATAGCGGCGTAAGTGCTAACTAAAGGGTTAGCCCCAAAAGCTAAGGCGGAAAAGTTTCTAGTTTGATTGTTTGTAGCTCTAGTGCTTTGTCTCATTGCTGCAGTGGCTTGTTCTGAGGTATTACTAAAATTAGTATTCGCCCTACTAGCCCTATTGGCCGCATTGGAGTAATCAATAAACTCTTCTGAAGTCCTTTCTACTGCTCGCTCTACTTCGGATATGTGATAATCAAGTCTTTGTGTGTTTTGTTCTATTTTTTCCAAAACACCAAGTAACCTTGACATACCCGTGTTTGCGTCTATACCCTCTAAAGCACCCTCCACCTGATTAGCTGATTCTCTTACATCGTCTAATACACTAATTAAAACTTCCATATTAGTTATATATCTATCTATGCCTGCGGTTTGTATATCAGACCCAGAGAGAGATCTATTTATAGATTTAAGTGCCGAAGCAAAAGTCTTTAAACTAGCGGCTGACGTACCCAGTCTTTCTCCTGTAGCGGCTAAAGTGGATAAAGAAGCGTTTAAGCTACCAGAAACCCCTACAAAATTAGCGCTAGAAGCGCTAACGTCTGTAATAGCGTTATTTAGTTCCCTTAATTTAGTAGTAGCTTCGGTAGATCCTACTGTTTCTACTCGAACCCGTATATTTCTTATCTGTTGGTTTCTTGCCATTATTTGCTCCTTGCTAAAATAAAAAAAGTCCCACAACCAATAAGCGGTAAGGGACTGAATAGGGACATTGCCCTATTCTAGAGGATTATTATCCCTTCTTGGCTTTGTCTGCGGATTTTTTGGCCTCTTTATATGAGGCTTCTCTGGCTCTTCCGTCCAGGAATCTGATTATTTCAAAAACTGTAAACCTATCTTCTCCTTCGATCAGATAGAGTGAGAATAAAACTTCTAGGGAGGAGTAATTTTTACCAACGTACATACTAGACATACCGCCGCTGTACGTATCGGGCAGTGCGTTAAATATCTCTATGCCTTGGTGTACATAACTAGGGAAGTCTTCAAAACTTGGGGGTATTTTATCGGGGTCGATTTCACCTCCAAGCTGCTCTTCCATTCTTAAGTACGTTTCAGCAGTAATACCTACTCTAGCATTATCTAAATATTTTTTAAGGTAGTCTAAGGTAGCTTCTGCTCTATCAGTCTCGAAATCGGTGCAAACTGAACACCTGTTCATTAATCCAAGTATCAAAAATTTGTGAGTGAGAAACTAACTGCACTACGTTATCTATAGAGAACTCTACCTCAGCTTCTAGGTCTTCTATTTGAGAACTATCTATTAGTAGTAACTCGCTAAGATGTTTATACTTTAATCCAGACCAGCCTTTGATTGCTGCTTCTGAGAACTTTTCGACAAATTTGTCTTGATCTAGCTCTGTTACTGGCATTCTAAGTTTAGGGTCTATTTTAGTGGTCTCTGATTCGGTTCTAATCTTTCTAGATAACTCCCTTGATAGGGCTGCTATCTTTACTTCAAAACCATCAATACCTTCAAAGGGTACTGTGACTACTTTTGTTTCTACTATAAGTTGTTTTAAGTTCATAATTCTTTTCCTCTAGAATTTTAATGTTGAGTTAACAGAGCTAGGCAGTAACACGTAGTCTGTCGCTATTCGATGATAATCTCCAAGATCAAATCTTTCTGTAGTACTGCAGTTGCCGAGCTTAATATTAAAGCTAGGACCATATGCAATCTCGATTGATGCGTCTTGTGAAAACGTCGTATTATTATTATTTAGTTTTAATTGTGTTATTGTGCCAGAGATAGTCATTGTGTCTATTAAAGGTCTACTTACCTTAAATATACTGCCTATATCGAAAACAGATTTTTGTGTTCCCCACTTAATACCTCTAGTAAGCTCCACTGTAACGCCCAGTACATTGTTAAAACCTTCTACTACAACACTACTATTTATAAACCCAGAAGAAGTTTGTGAGACTTGTGTTAGGTTATTAAATATTGTCATTTCCTCAGCTATATCTGTTACATCTTGTAAGTCAGAACCAACAGCAGTTATATTAGCCGCTAGTATCTCTTTTTGAGTAATAGTGAGAGATAGATTTTCTCCTACCGCATCAGACACTTTGTATATAGTGCCAGTCGCCGATACTATATAAACAGTAGCTGCGTTGGGGGTAGCATCTAAGGCTATAAATGTAGGGATTTTATGTGTAGTATCAAAATCATGGGGCAGCCCAAACCAATTAGCTAAAGCCTTTTCGGGTTCAGCAGCCGCTAAGTAAATTGAAAAGTTAAGAGATACAGGAGATTTCTCTGTTGTAAAAGTCTTGTCCATCAAAGTTCTTTTTTGTAGCGTTTGAGTGGTTTGCCTAGATTCAGAAAACGTCTGGGAAGCAGATACCTCACCCACAAGAAACTTGTACTTGTGGGTGTTGGTAGCTAAGTATACAGTGGTACCTATTTTAAAATCGATACCACTCATGTGTTTTACTCCGCGAAGAACGCAAAAGAGATTTCGTCGCCACTGATCAAATCAGTAGAAGAAGGAATCCCCTTGAACTCTATAGAGGTAGATACAACGTCATCTATGGATAATGACGGAACAGATAACTGAGCTAATGGTATAGTTATCTCAGCTCGTGAGCCAGTACCACCACCTACCTGAAAGACTATATTGGCAGCATTAGTAACGGCGTCACCAACTTCTGCGAGCATGTGAGCTAATAAATTAGCCGAACCATATTCTGTGCCAGTAGTACCATCAGATCCAACGTTATCTCTAAGGTATGCTTCAATTGTTCCTGTGACTTCAAAAGAGCCAGTAAAAGAACCAATCGCATTATCTACTTCAGCTAGTGTATTAGGTGTAAGATACGTAACGTTGTTGTTAACAGTAACAGTACCACTAGTGATAGGTATAATATAGTTATCATTAACGCCCGCGTTTAATCCTGGTGCTAGATCTGAGTTTAAGCTCATAAGAGTTAGTTTATTGACTAAATAACTTTTGTTAGTAGGTACTCTTACGTATCCAGAAGCTACAGAAGTTTCGTCAAAACTTGTGCCACCAGCGGCTACAAAAGCAGGTACGGTAATAGGTAAGTAAGTCAGACCCTGGCCAGACCAAGAAGTTTGCCCAATATCAGAAATATCTATAGAAACTTCTGCTTGACCTACCTGAACTTTATCTATGTAATACATCGTATTATCTACTAAGAAATACAAATAGAGTTCCGTTAGTACATGAGCTGAGTTATTTTCAAAGTCAACTTTAAAACTAGAAGTATCGCCAAACACTTTAGATGTGCCTGTACCATTGTCTAGGTCTACTACTGTGGCATTAGATGAAGCTAAGGCGTGCCATAACAACATATCTACAGTAAAGTGGGTAGAACCCTCTAAGTAAGGTGTCATATAAGTAGTGAAAGACCATTCTACTGGATCCAAAGAAGCGTTAAATCTCTTACTTCCTCTAATGGGTGCGGGGCCTGCTTCTTCTACTGATACATCTGTGGTAGAAACTGACTGTGAAAAGCTATAGCCTTCCTGGACTGGGATTTCGAAAGTGTTAGCATTGGTATGGGTTCCACCGCTAGCTTCCGTACTGATCCATAATCTGGTATTACGGGATAAGTTAATTGCCATGTTATAATTCTCCTAAATTATTGTGCGGTCTTACGTATTTTTTCATAACGTACGGTTGCAGTAACCTGACCTAATGCTAATGGTGATAAAATACCTTCATCGGTATTTATCTGTGTTATTGTGTTGTCTACTGTAGTTTTGATTAATTCTCCATCCGAAGTAACTACAGTATAATCTAATTGGAGGTTGGTGTCAAGAAAAGTTTCTACGTCAGATATGATAGACTCTAGGGATGCTTGGGTCGCTTCCTCGGATTTAACATATATCGTAATATTCATATTTAATGTTGCCCACGTAAAATTAGAGGGCATATCTTCTCTAGTTTCTGCACCAGGGGTAATACTAATGTATGGAAATTCTTCAACGTCGTCAAAATGAACTACCCTAGAATCCACATTACCATATAGGTTATTAACGTAATCTCCAGTGCCGTCCATTAATTCACTAAGTTTAGAAACCATAGCTTGGGTTATTCCAGATCTAGCACTCATTTTGAGTTCTCCTGAATATTAAAGTTTGCTTTCTTGAAGGAGCTAGGGCTTAGTGCCTTTGCTAAAGCTATTGATATAGCCTTTTTTATAAGAGAAGCAGGGTCTCTTGTTTTATGTCCTGCAAATACCGCGTAGGGCATTAACATGTAAGAAAAAAATATAGAGCCTCTTGTTTGGTTCTTACCACCCGTAATGCCATTTATATGTGCACTGTGTGCAAATCTGCCAGTGTCATTGACTAGTGCCGGTGCTACCATTAGGTTTTTTACGTGCTCAAATAAAGTTACGTTTAATATTTTAGCCAAATTTACTGCCGATATAAACCTACCGTCTGCTCCTTGTAGTCCTGCTATCTTTGCAGCTATATCAACTTTACCTGATTTTTTAGTTTTTGTAGTTTTGTTTAAAAAACCGTTAGATAGCATATCTTTAGATAAAACTCCAGATATAATATCTTCTATACGTGTAACAGCGGCAGTTAGTGCTTTATCTGCTATTTCTTTTTCAGTAGCTTCCGGCATTTCGTCTTTAAACCTAAGCTCTAGAGTACCTTTAAGATCTAATCCCTTGGATACTACATCTACTAAAGTTTTGGCAGGTAAAGTATCCCCACCCCTTCCTATAGCTTTTTGAAGTATAGCCTCAAACGTACTCATAGAACTTTATACAAATCTAACATAAGTTTTATTTGTGGAGGTACTAATGTAGGAGTAGGGCTTGAACTGCTTTCTCCGGTACTAGAGGTTATCTTTGTAGAAAAACTACCCTTATTAAAATAGCTAACCAATTCATACGCTGAAATAACTAAATCTGCAGGAGGCGTAGTATAGCCGTAAGTATAATCTATTTCTATAGCGTTTCTAGTGGTTGGGAACGAATCTACCGCTTCTATCGTGCCGACCGCTAGGTCAACGTAATACTTTGTAGGGTCTAGGTCAACACCGCTTACAGATACTCTGGTTACCGCGTTTAGTGCGGGGTGAGGTACTAATACCTCTAACTCATTGTCTGAAGTGGCTTTTGCTCCAACAACTGTAACTTCTTCAAAACTTAAAGAACAATAATTTTCTACAAAAGTATTAACGAAGGCTACCAAAGGCTCTAGTTTCTGATCATTGTTAGGGGTTTTTAGATCTTTATAATCTTTGTAACCCTCTAATGTAATTAATGCCATTTGTTTTCTCCTAATAAAAAAGCCCCGCCCGAGACGGGAGGGGCCTTTTTTTGTTCGATATCAGTTATTATTAAGCTGCTGCGAACTTAAGAGATACTACACCTTTACCATTACCAGTAGAAGCTACGATCAATGGCTCTAAGTTAAGTCTTTGAGTAGCAACAAATACTGTTCTATCTGTCTCAACATCAAAATCACTACGTACTGTAACACCACGTTGACGTGGAACTACGAAGTTACTTGCATTACAGATAACTGCGTAAACAGAAGCATTTGCTCGTGCTGCAAACTCGTTAGATACTAGAACTCGCATACCGTAGATATTGCCAACTTCACCAACTAATTTAGTTGCGTTATTCTGGCCAACTTGCTGTACATCAGCCCACTCTGAATCTTGAATAAGATCCCAGTATGCGTCTTGAGATATAATAACATATAATTGATCAAGGTTGATACCATAAAGACCTAAGCCTCTACGTGCTGCTAAGATTTCTTTAGCAGTTACTAAAACAGTCTTATCTGCTTTGGCAAGAGTAGTAAAAGTTTGAGCTGCTACAGCATTTGCTTGAGTAGCTAGACCTTTAGGCTTACCATTACCGTCTCCGATTAAGAAAGCAGAGTCAATTGACTTGGCGTGTGCTTCAACAAGATGTGAACGTAAGATAGGAACTAGAGCGATAATTGTATCTTCTTCAGTTTCTTCAGTTAAGTAAACTTTAGCAGCTAACTTAAAAGTCTTAAGTGTGCGTTCAGTAAGAGCGATAGCTAGTTCAGCGCCGGTACGATCTGTATCAGCACCGTCAGCAAGTGCTGATGCTGCAACCCATGTTGCTGTCTGAATATCAGGATTTACTGGGATAGTCATTGAGGCAGAAGACATAGACATTTCTGCAAACAAAGGAGCAACTACTAGAGCAGCTTGGATGTCGCGTGCTAAGTTAGTTGAGAAAGTAGTTTCGTAACCGTCAGAACTAACTTCAAGGCTAGATTGATCGTTTACGGCTTTGATACGGCTACCAAAATCTGTCTCAAACATACCAACTTTTTTGATTGCGCTAAGGAAAACTAGTTTATCAGCATCTTCGCCGTGTTGTTTCTCAGAGGTAGCTCCACGCATGCCTTTAGTAATAGTACTAAGACCAGGGTTGTTACGAGCTGCAACTACCTGAGCGATCTCTTCTTTAAGAGCAACGATCTGGTCGTGGTTGGTTTTAACCATTTCTGCAAAAGCAGCGTCTTTCTGTCCCATAGTGTTTTCTAGGTCAGCGATTAGAGACTTAGCAGCTTCTGTTGCACTAGATTTGATTGCTAATTCTTTTTGAGCATTAGCGTCGGCTTCTTTTTGTGCTTTCTCTACTGCGGCTGTTTTAGCAGCTTCAGCTTCATTGAATGCTGCTTTTACGCTAGCATTGATATCAGCTTGGCTGTCCAGCTTCATTTGAGCAGCCATTGCCTGCATTTCTTCAAGAGTCATTATTATTTCTTCCTTTTTATCGCCTTCTGGCGTTAAGTTAATTTTAAACTTCTCAAAGTCTTGAGAGTCCATACCTTTTGAAACCGAAAATACCGAGTCCTGGTTGCAGGGAACTGATACTACCGAAATTTCGTGTAATTCTACTGATTTAATAAAGTAAGTATCTGTAACATTATCATACTCTGCATCCAATATATTGAATCCAACGCTAAATGTTGTAAGTACTCCCTCTTTTATTAGATCGTAGATTGCTCCAGCACCTTTACTGATACTGGCTTTAATTTTTAATCCCATCTCTGTGACGCTCCAATCAACCATTTTGCCTATTGGCTGTTTATGGTCGTGGTACGCTAAGATAATTGGATTTTTTAAATAGTTATTTAATGCTGATGGTGCTTCCCAAGCTGTGCTAGGGATAACGTCTCCAGCTCTGTCTTTAGTTACTGTGTTAGCAAAGCCTTCAATAACTAAAGTGTCTGAGGTTTCATCAATAGCTTTTACGCTATTGATCATTCCTAGTAATTTAGTGTTGTAGTTCATTTTTTCTCTGTCCTAACCGCAGTTTTAGTAACAGCTGATACCATAGGTTTTGTAACTGTAGGTGCTGCTTTACGTTTAGTACCACAAAACATAGTGTAGGCTTTTTCAAATTCTGCCCAATTTTTGTATTGTTTTATAATAACAGCCGTATTTGTAGGGCTAGCTACTGTAGCATTATATAAAAGTCTGCTAGGCGTGTCTTGTCCAAACACTTTATAAATCTTTTCGAATAAATCCATCATGTATCTTCTCCTGTGGGTTTTCCGCCCTCTTGTCCCGAAACTCCCGTAGCAGAACCCGCCACGTTTGCTGGGATTCTGATTTTAATCATATCCTCTTCGTCAATTGCAGGAAGTCTAAGCATAGCACGACCTTCATTTCCTGTTATGATACCATTATTAACTAGAGCTGAAACTCTTTCGGCTTCCGCTTTTAAATCTGGTATCAAAGAGGGTACTCTATGCGTAGTAAGCTGAATATCGAAAGCAAAAAATAGCTCTAAAGCTGATTCAAACTTTCGTAACATAGGAAGTATATTAGTATAAAACAATAACTCCAAGTTAGGTTTAATATTAGCATTATTACCTGAGTTTAGTAAGATAGGTGGTACGCCTAAGGCATAACAAACTTTATCTTCTAGGCTAGTAACACTTTCGGAAAACGCCATTTCTCTGAAGTTAGAGCTGCCTGTAGTTTTAGCAGTTAAACCTCCGTCTAGAATTAGTGGCTTTCCGTGCCCTCGCTTAGGATTGTATTTAGTAATCCATTCACGTTCCTGTCGTTCTTTGAACTTTTTACTTAATATCTGGTCAGTCTCAATAATAAGCCCTATTGCAGCACCATTATCAAAGAATTTTTTCTGGAAATCAATCATAGCTTCTCTAGTCAATAAAGAACCCATAGCGCTGTTTAACCTAGAATCGCCTCTATAAACAGACCTAGTACTATTATCCTTAACAAATATTACCTGCTCTGGTTTATAGTCTATTTGCCCATTATATATAAATTTATTTATATAACCTTTGCTGTCTGGAATTATCTCCATAGCACAAGCAGGTAGATGGTAGAATGACGTACCATCAAAATGGATGAATGCGTTGCCGTCTATTAGAAAATCCATCAAGACTAATCTTCGAAAAGTGCTAACGTCCATATAGGGGTTTGGTCTAAAGTTTAATAACTTTGATAATGTAACACCTCTAGTACTAGGGTATTTACCTGTGAAGGCTAAGATACTACCTACGTCGTAATCGACTAAGGCCGAATTGTCTACTAGCAAGTTTATACATCTATTGACTACCTCAACTAATTCATAACTATTTTGAATTGTGTTTAGTTTGGTTTGAGTACTTGCTATATTTGAGCCTTCTTCCCTGGCAATGACTGCCTGGGCGGGATTTAGCTTCTCTTTTATTCCTTCCCATAGGGACATGTTTGGCTCCTTATATTAACCTAGAAAACCTGTCAGAATTATCAGGGTTAACTATAAACTTAGAAAATCGACTAGTAGATTGAGAGTCAGCATCCTTGCCGTGTATTCTTCCATGAATCTTTTTCACCCAAACTTCTTGTTTACCTGCACTAGCTAGTGTAGGCTCTCTGCCGTAGATTCTATGTAGTTCTTTGTGATGTTTGTTGCAAAGGGTTACAGTATACTCTACCAAATCTACCCAGTTATCTGTATAAAACTGGTCTCTCATTGCTAATACCTCTTCGTCGGTACTGATAGATATATTGCGGTCTTTGCAGTAATTTTTTAATAAGATAGAAACTGTTGTGTAGTGGTGTAGTTCTAGGTCTTCCGTAGTACCACAACAAGCACATTTCGTATCTTTTTGATAGTTGGACTTAATCCCATCTCGAATATGCCGTGTGGCTGTTCGTTTATTATCAGCTCCAGTGTTAGCTGCCATTTACTTTCTCCATCTCGAATATACATTATTATACTGTGTCACACTTCAAATGTAAAGCTGTGATTTTTATTTCAGCACTATATAACATAACTATACAAAGCATAACGCAAAGCATCTCCTAGGTGAGAGAATTGATCGTGCTTAGGTTTCGGGTTGATTAATGAAGGGTTAGGGTCCCACCTGTAGTTAGCTAGCATAAGTATTACATTTATACAGCTTTCGTCTACGGTTACTTTGTCGTTCTCAAACAATCCTTGCACATAGCTAATTCCATCTAGTACTGACTTGTTAGCTTTGTTCGACGGTAAGTCATACATTGCAGCTAAATCTTGTCTGAACTGAGCACTAGCAGGGTCACAAAATACTATATCTACGTCCCAGTCGTCAAACGCCTCACTGAACGCAAACGCGTGTTGTTTAGTAGTTCTCTCGTTTTCTTGGTAATCCCACACGATATAAAAATGATCTGCTTCTGTATCGTAAACTATAACTAAAGCACCAGTATGATCCTTATAGCCAGGATCTATCCCCATTATGTTCTCGTACTTATATGAGTTCTCTTCCCAAGCCATGTCGCTTAGATCACGGGTGTGCTTCTCTTCATCAAAGCCTTCGTATATTTGTCCTTCGAACGTAGCAAAATCTGCTTCATACTCTTGCTTAAATTCCGCCTTACTCATTGAGTTCCGGGCGTCTATAATATCGTTACCTACGGTACGAGGGTTATCTCTATACGTTGAGTGAATCGATACCCAGTTTGGGTAGTTAGCGGAAAATCCTCGTTGGTAGAAGTCATAAAAGTAATTAAGACCACGAGGCGTTGAAATGAAGATACATTTACTGTTTGCTTTGTCCAGTGTTGGACGTAGCTGTACGTTAAATACAGAAGCACCGTTGTTTTCTAATGCTGCTTCATCCACTAATATTAAGTCGTACGAGTGTCCAACTAAACTATCAGGGTTGTTGTAAGATCCAAACTTAATCATCGATCCGTTCTCTAGGTGAATCTCACGTATTGCTTTGTTTTTAGATTCGATTTCTATCTCGAAATCTTTTAGCATCAATACCTGCTCATTCCAAGATATATTTGTCAATGAAAAGTTGGGTGATACGATTAGTATCTTTGCTTTAGGTTCTAAAGCTTTCAAGAATGCTAGCGTGTTCGAGATGTAGGTCTTGCCTGTTCGCCGCGATAAGCAAGCTACTACGAACCTATGCTGGGGATTATTTATTGCGTTAATCAAAGCGATCTGTGGCGCGATTGGCACAACTTCTCTCAAGGCTAGGAAGTTACCTACGGGTAGCTTTAAGAATCTCTCTTCAACTGGATATTCATCCAAAGTCTCGAAGTTAATATAATCTCTACTTACTTGCATCTGTGCTAGCCCCTAGTATCCTATCTAGCAATGAGTTGTATTTATCTCCGCCATAGCTATTGTTCTGTTGGATCGCTATCAGAGGTGAGTCTTTCTTCTCTCCAGCTTCTAGCAATTTAAGTTGCATTGCCATTTGATCCATGTTGAACTTGTGCATCTTCTCCATAATCTCTATAATATCTTTACTAGAGCCTAGCCCAGTCTCATCCATTTCTTCTAGCTTTGATTGCAGTACGGCATCCCACACTGCTCCCATCTTGTCTCTGTTGCGGAAGCCGCTCTCATTGAAAAGTCTATCAATGTAGTTGCAAACCTCTCGTTTGCTTAAATGTCTTGTTACTTCATCTAATGGTAGTCCTAGTACTTGGGCCGCTTTTGCAGAATCACTGCCATTTTCAAGGTAAGCATGTGCGATCTCAAGGCCTTCGGGGCTTATTAGTGTAATCTCTGTTGTCATAATGTTTCTCCTATATACTGATACTATACAGAAAAGTGCTAAGTTTGTCAAGGATTTTTGCTATCTTATGGGGCTGCTCGTGGTCTTGGTTAAATTGGGTAGACTTTCGTAGACCTTCGTAGACTTTCGTAAATCTTCGCATAACATCAGAACATCAGAACATCAGAACATCAGAACATCAGAACATCAGAACATCAGAACATCAGAACATCAGAACAATTCTGCTATGTCCAGTGTTGCGGTCACCGCACAAAGCGAAAGCTGCGC